CTTGATGACCTTTTATTAAGGGCTTATGAGAATTATAAATTTGGCTCAACTTCTCCTATGCAACCGTAATTATGGATAAAGACCCTAGAGCAGAAAACAATGAACAGCTTTTTAGACAGTGGAGAGACGCTCGTTCAGATTGGGACACTGAAGCTAGGGAAGACATTGATTTTTATTTAGGTAATCATTTTACTGAAAGCGAATCTTCTGATTTAGCTGCAAAGAATCAAGCAGATGTGCCAATGGACAGGACTTCTGCCGCTGTAGAAAAATTTAAAGCTGTATTAACAGCAAGACCCCCTGCGTTTACAATAACCCCAAGAGAAGACTCCGATGTTAAGGTTGCTTCTGTTTGGAGAACAATTTTAGGATATGTGTGGCAAATATCTGATGGCGATTCGCAAATGAAGCAAGCGATACATGATTACGCTACAACTGGATTAGGTTATTTATATTCTTATGTAGATACAGAATCAGATTTTGGTAGAGGTGACGTGAAGTTTACATACCTAGACCCATTTAGAGTATATGTCTCTCCTTCTTCTCGAAACCGCTGGCTAGATGATGCTGACGGTATCATATTGTCTACGGTATTAACCCAAGAACAACTCGTTAACCTCTACCCTCAATTAAGCGACAAAACAGACCCGGAAACTGGTGAAGAAATTCCCGGATTAATTAATGACATATCTGAATATCATGATATTGAAGGCAGTGATTATCCGTCTTCTCAAAATAAAAACACAGTAGTCGCTTTTACACCAGCTGATGTAAAAGACAAAGACTATATGGATGTTAGAAAATATCAGATACTAGAAAGATTTTATAAAGTAAAAGTAAACTTTTATTATGTAATAAATACACAAGACTCATCTGAACTGATTATGTCAGAAGAAGAGTTTGCTGTATTTTCACAAGAAAACCTTGATTTAATAGAAACAGGTATGTTTACAGTTGCTCCTGTACAACAAACTAGAATAAAAGTTTGTGCAACCGTTGGTGAAATTGTTTTATATGAACAGATACTAAATACAAATATATATCCTATCGTACCGTTACCAAATATATGGACTGGAACTCCGTTTCCTAAGTCTGATATATCTAGAGCTAAACCAATGCAAAGACTTTTAAATAAATTATGGTCTTTAGCGTTATCTCACGCTCAAGCATCTGCTGGATTAAAACTTTTAGTCCCGCTTGGTAGTGTTGATGATATATCTCAATTAGAACAAGATTGGGCAAACCCTAATGCTGTTATTGAAATAGATTCTTCTCAGGGAGAACCTCATTATCCCCAACCTTCTCCGTTAGCAGGTGAGTTTTATAGATTAATCCAACAATCAGAGTTTTATATAGATTTTATATTTGGGTTACCAGAAATGATGCACGGCTTTAGTGATAAAGCTCCTGATACTGTTCGTGGTACTGAAAGAATGATAGCACTAGGAAGTGAAAGACCAAAATCTAAATTAAGAGATATAGAGTTTTCTATTAATAGACTTGGAAAAGTATTATACAATCTTTCAAAAGGTCATTATGGTTTTAAAAAGATGTTTAGGTTGTCGCAACCAAACAACGATTTAACAGAAGTTATGGTAAATGTTTACGATGATGTATCAAATACAATTATTGATATAAAGAAAGAAAAATATAATATTGAACAGCATGATATAAGAATTGAACCCGGTTCTACTATGCCTACAAACAAATACGCAGAACTTAGTGTATATTTAGAGGCATTTAAAATGGGTATTATTGATAGAACCGAAGTGTTAAAGAAAAACCCAGAAATATTTGATAAAGAAGGCATCATGAAAAGAACAGACGAAAAAGAAAAGATGATGCAAGAAATTCAGTCCTTACAAGGACAATTAAAGAATTTGCAAGGTGACTTGCAAACAGCCCAAAGAGAATCTGTACAAGACAGAAAGCGAGTTGAAGTTGAGAAATTCAAGACTAGACTTGGTGAAGTCAATTCAGATTCTAAAGCAGATAGAAGAGTACAACGTAGTAAATTGGAAAATGAAGTGAAGCTCGAAGTTGAGAAATTAGCTAATCGCCTTAATAGTGAGGCGAATAAAGTTAGTTCAGCTCGTAAAACCTAGAGACATTTCGAAAGGATATACACATGGAAACTTTAAATAATGAGGCTAACGTCGAACCAATGCTTGCTGATGAAAGTAGGTTTGGAGAGAATGAAAGTATCTTAGGTCAATCACCACAGGGGGTTGACGCTGAGGCTATTTCAGAACCGGCTTTAAACGAAGAAAGTGAAGCTCGTAAATTTCAATCAATGTATGACCGCTCTCAAGCGGAACTTGATGGATTGAAAAAATTCGAACCTTTAGTTAATCTTTTAGAGACGAGACCTGATTTAGTTAAGGTATTACAAGATAATATTTCAGAACCTTCGAGTCAAGAACAATCATTACCGGAAGTAGTAGTAGACGAGTTCAACCCTTGGGACGCTTTTGACCCAAAGAAGGATACCCCTTCTAGAAAGCTAGTAAAATCCGATATGGAAAAAATAGCAGAACAGAAAATCAGCAAAGCTATGGCAGAGCAACAGGCAAAGGTTCAAACAGAAATGCACTTGAACAATACTGTTAATACTTTGAGGAATAACTATAAGATGTCAGATGGTGACATTAAAGAGTTTCTTCAATTTTCAACTCAACCAAAAGAGCAAGTTGGTTTAGGTAACCTTGTTAAGTTATGGCGTGATGTCAGTGGGGTTAGTCAAAATAATACTGATACATTAAATGCAGTGAGAGCTGCTCAAGAGACTCCTAAGAGTGCTGGTGTCTTACAGGGACAACCCGCTTCTCAACCGAAAAGCGATATGGACAAAGTGTGGGATTCAGTTCTTAACTCTGGGAGTAGAAGTAACGTATTATAAATAATAAAATAAAGGAAATTGATTATGGCAAATTATAATCAAGGACAAGTAACCGCAGGTGTACCGGGAAGAGCTTTTGTTGATGCTCCTGATACATCTACTAGACGATTATATGACTTTAGTGATAGGGTCGCAGACCTTTCTCCGGATGAGTCACCTTTTTTCGTCTACCTGTCTAAAGTAGGAAAAGTTCCGACATCTGACTCACAATTTAGATTTCTTGAAGATAGAACTAAAGTTGCTATTACTGATAGAAGTTTTTTTATGCAAACCGATGCTGCTGCAACTGTTGTTGGAGCTGTTGAAGAATGGCAAGTAGCAACCGCTTCTGGTGGTTCTACTGGTGTGTCTTTTCTGTTAAAAGGAATGGTAATAATGGTAGATGTAACAGCTGGTGGTGGTGAAAAAAATCACGCTAACTGTCGCATAGAAAATGTCAGTTCTAATGGTAGAAGTATCACTATTAAGTGGTTAACTGAGCCAACAGCAACTGATATTAATGGTTCATCTACTAATGTTCAATGCCAAGTTATTGGTACTTCTTTTGCAGAAGGTTCAGGTGCTCCTGATGTTTGGTCTCAAGAGCTAGATGATGATTATGGGTATACCCAGATTTTCAAAACAGCTTGCGAAATGTCAAACACAGCTAGAGCAACTCAATATCGAGGATATGCTGATGAATGGGCAAGGATTTGGAACTTAAAACTAAGAGAACATAAAGTTGATATCGAAAGAAGTATGCTTTTTGGTCAACGTGCTAGTCAAGGTGGTATTTACTACTCTGAAGGTATTGTTGGTCATATTATGGCTACTGTTAGTGGTGCTAATGTAAAAGACACTGGTGACGATACTTCTGGTGGAGACCATCTAGAGTATAACGAAGGTTTAGCTTACCATAAAACGTATGCTACCGGAGAGTTTACTTATGACGCAATGTTGAAAGACTTTGAAGCTCTTTATGACCCAGCTCGTGGTGGTTCTAATGATAAATTAGCTTTAGCTGGATTACCAGTTATATCCTATTTTAATAAAATGGGTGCTGGTGGATTTATCGACCAAGCTACTACTGGAACTCAAGCACAGTATATGATTGAAAGAGCACAAGGCTCATTTGGTCATGATGTTATGAAGATTAATACTGTTCATGGTAATTTGGCACTTGTAAAAGAGCCTCTTTTCCGTGGAATATCTTCTAAGTTCTTAGCATTAGTTGATTTAGACCATGTTTCATACAGACCACTTGTTGGTAATGGTATTAATCGTGATACACATATTACGAGTAACGTTCAAAGTGGAGACGAGGATTTACGTAAAGACATGATTCTTACAGAAGCAGGTCTTGAAGTCTCTCTTCCAGAATCTCATGCTTTGTTAAACATAGAGGACGCATAATATGGCTAGAAGTGCTTTTTTAGAAGAAAATAGTAGTTCTTCTTATTCGCATAAGAAGAAAGTTGAAACACTCGTTGCTACATACCAAATGCTAGAATCAGATAGTGGTAAGATATTTAAGTTAAATTCAGCTACTGAATTTGTTACTACCTTACCATCTCTTGCTGATGCTGGAATTGGTTGGTATTGCAAAATTGTCGTTGATGCTGCTCCTGCAAGTGCTAGTTATACAGTTGTAGAAAAAGCGTCTGCTGATACAAACGTTCTTATCATAAATGGTATTAACGAACTTGAAGTAGACACATCTGATGACGGAGTTTACAACGCTGGTTGTACTACAATAACATTTGCTGATGGAGTTGCTGTTCAAGGTGACTTTATTGACATTTGGTGTGATGGTAGTAATTTCTACGTATCAGGTCAAGCGAAAGCTGACGGTGGTATATCAGTTGCATAATCCGAATAAATAAGGATAACAGTATTTAACTGTGGGGGCTGTCAAAAAAAGGCAGCTCCCGAAATATTGGAAATAATTATGAAAAAATGTAAACATTGTGAAGAGCCAAACCTAGAAGGTTGGTTCTATTGTAAAACTTGTGGTAAAAAAGCTTCTGATAGCGTCTTTACTACAAATATGTATATGAGAACAGAAATTGGTAAAAGAACCGATATTGAGTTTGGAACTGAAAGTATGGATAAAAACATTGATTCTGCTATTAAAAATAGACAAAAATCAAATGCAAAATTTTGGAAAAATAAAAATAAAGAGTTTTTAAAGAAAAAAACTTTAAAATATGGGTAATAATAATGGCTACATTAAAAGTTAAAATACAAGAAGATGTAATACTTAATAATCAAGATTACGGTTCTAAACGAGTATTAGAAATTGAAAGTATTACTTCTATAGTAAAAAGAGTTGTTAATATAGGTACTGATGAAATTGGATTACTTGGATTTGGAACAGCTTATAATACTGAATTATCTAAGTCGTATTTATCTGGTCAGTTTGATGAAGACCTTGTTAGGTATATAAGAATTACAAATTTAGATACTACTAATCATATTGCATTGGTTTTAAAAAATGAAAATAATGATGAATTTGGTGTAAAAGTTGATAAAGGGTGTTCCTTTTTATATTGTGCTGATTTAGAAGGTGGAGTAAAAGATACTATGGACTCTGCAGATGCTACTGGAATAACTCCTAATTCATTTGGTGATTTAGTTGACATAACTTGTGCTGCTGATACAGCTGCTTGTGATGTTGAAGTTTTTGTAGCGAGTGCATAGTGGCAACTTTTCAAGCACAGGTAATGGCTTTAACAGGGATTAACATATCTAGTAGTGGTACAAATCCTACAGAAGCACAATTAACACAATATTTAACAGATGGTGCAAAAGAAGTTATTAATCATTTACCTAAACATTTATTACCACTTTGTTCATCAGAGCAATCATTTACCTCGGGGACACCAGACACATTAAATACTGGTAAGGTATTAAATGTATTTAGAAACGATGGTGATATTAAACAACCTTGTAGACAAATAGATAGTTCTTACAAAGGTAGAGTTTTAGATTCTGATGACATGGATTATGCATCCGTAACAGACCCTGTATACTATATAGAAAACAATACTATGGATGTTATACCTAGTAGTGGTGCGGTAACTTATTCAGAAGTTCAACATCCAGCTGTTGTTTATAGTGCTGATAGTATATCAATATTTCCAGACGAAGCAGAATATTTAGTTCCTTTATATGCTTCCGTTAAATCTTTACAAAGTTTATTGGCAAATAAAAGTAGTAATACAGATATTACATCAGCATTTGCTTTATTAAAAGCAGCTGTAGACCAAGCTGAAACTGCTGCTGATAAATTTGAATCAGCCGACGAATCTGTTTTTGGAGACGAAGCTACGTTTCTTACGACAGACTCGCAACTAACAAGAGTTAAAGCAGCTTTAGACGATGCTGAAGATGTTATAAATGCAGATGAACCTTCTAGTACTACAGATGCTTATGGTGCTCAAGCAAGCGAAGATATTGAACTTGTATCATCAGCTATAAATATAGCACAATCAGAAATAAGAAGAGCACAAGCACATTTACAAGAATGGGTAGCTATTGGAGACATGAGAGTAAAAGAAGTTAATGTCGCTTTATCTGAAGCTGATGGTTACGCAAAAGAAATACAATCAAGATTAGCTGTAGATAGTACTGAGTATTCTTGGTATGAAAAACAACAAGCTAAGTTGCAATCAGACTATGATAAAGGTTTGTCTTTATTAAAGGGAGGGGCTAAATAATGGCAGTGCATAAGTTAAATGTAAAAAATATTTTAAGTATGGTTCGCCAAGTTTTTCCTAATATACCTGAAAGTTATTTAATAAGTCTTGTTAATGATGCTTTAGTTGAAATTGGTGTTTATAGTACAAAACAAATTCAAGCTAAAATAAGTACAGTGGCAGACCAAATGTGGTATAAAATAGGTGATGACGCAGAAGATTCAAGTGGGAATAAGCTTGAAGCTAATAAGATTTTTAGAGTAGATTTAATGGACAGTGAAGGCGATTATATTCAAATCCCAAGACTGTTAGATAAAAACATTTTATTAATGGATGCAGACTCTAATGAGGTTGCAATAACAGAACCGGATAGTAAGTAATGGCAAGTAGTATAACATACCCAGATTCCGCAGCAAGATATTTCATACAAGGTGATAAGTTAGCTTTGATAACCAATATTGATAGTTCTGGTGGAACAAGAACTGTTGCTCGTAAAAGTTTTAAAGCTATATCAGAATCCGTTTCAAATGGATTATTAATTCATTTTTATGGAGACCCTAATAAAGTTAGAACTATAAATGATGATATAGACCTAGATAATAGCTTACATAAAGCAGTGGTTGATTATGTTAAGAAATGTTTATATATGGACAAAGCTGGTAGAATATTAGAACCGGGTATTGTTCAAACAGCTATGCAAATGTCCGCTATGCATGAAAAGAATTTTAAAGATTCCGTCGCAAGATTTGGAATGAAAAAAAGAAACAAAACTGGAGGCACTAGGGCAGTAGTCCCAGTTAATTTTAGATAACCGATATGCCCATGAGAATTGTCAAGCTCGGTAAGGCATAAGATAGGAGAAACAAGATGGCAGGTATACATAAGTATCAAGTAAATGAAGCAACTAATATAGCACTAGGTCAAGC